TTGGCATTGGCCAGGCGCTGGTGTTCGGCGGTGCCGCCGGCGTAGCCACCGGGGCGGGTGTTGACCAGGTTGGGGTGCAGCTGGGCGAGCTGGTCGGCGTGGGCTTTGAGCGCGGCGGCATCGTCGTCTTTGTGCTGGGGTGTGGTCAGCAGGCGGTGCATCTGGTGGCGTTCGTAGAGGATTTTGGGTTTGCCGTTGACCAGGAAGCCCGCGCCGGTGCTTTCCACTTCGTTGACGGCATACACGCTGGCCAGCTCCACGCCCAGGCGTTTGGCGGCGGCCACCAGGGTGGCGTTTTGCAGCAGCTTGCTGCAGTCGGCACCGGCGAGGGCGGCGAGGGTTTTGGGGCCTGCGATGCCATCCACGACCAGGCCGACTTTGAGCTGGTAGGCGCGCACGGCTTTCTCGGTTTCGTCGCCGAAGTCGCCATCGGCAAACAGCTTGGCACCGTTGGCGTTGAGGGCGCGTTGCAGTTGCAGCACGGCTTGGCCTTTGGTGCCGTGGCGCAGGCGTTGGGGCTGGGTCATGGGGTGGGCCTCAGTAGGGTGGCGAGGTTGCCGCGCGAGCGGTAAACGATGATGCACAGCAGCACGGCCACGGCGGTTTGCCAGGGGCTGACGGGCTTGTGGTAGAGCAGGATTTCCAGCCCGGTGCAGAGCAGGGCGGCGATGAGCAGGCAGGCGAGCAGGGAGATGCCCCGGCGGATGCGCGCGCCGTTGCGCTGGAAGCAGACCAGGCGCATGGCTGAGGCGATGTACGCGGCGGCGGCGAGCAGCGGCAGCAGGCTGCTGAGGGTGGCTAGCATGGTCACTCTCCTTTGCCGCGCTTGAACCAAGCGGGCACCAGGGCGGCGAAGTCGGTCTTTTCGATCAGTTCCAGCACCTTCAGGGCGATGGGCACGACGATGATGGCCCCGACAAACCCACCGGGGCCGGTTTGGGTGATGGGGGTTTGCGCGACGATTTCGGCGGCGCTGACGTAGCCAGCCCCAACGGAGACCATTAGGCCGGTGCAACGCTGCCAGGCTTTGAGGTCGCGTTGGTTCATGGCGATCAGGGCGGCACCGATGATGGCGCCGAACAGGGCGTTGCCATCCAGGGCGGGCATGAGGGTGGCCAGGCCAACGCCGGCAGCGGCGGTGGCGATAACGGTGCTGGTGGTGGGCTCAGCCATGGGGCGTCCTTTCTTGGCGGTCGGTCAGGCCGTGAGCGAGTTGCACAAACGGCAGGCGGTTGATGCGGCGCACCAGTTCACCCAGTTGCGCGGGTGAGTAGCGTTGGGGGCTGGCAAAGCCGAGGGCGGCGGCGCAGAACTCGCTGCAGAACCAGCGACGCTGGCTGTGCAGGCCGCTGGCGAGCAACTGGCTGAGGAACAAGCCGGCCCAGTCGTAGCCCATGGCTTTGTGCTGCTGGTAGAGCCATTCGATGTGGTGACGCTCGGCCCAGGGCAGGGGCAGCAGGTCCCAGTGTTCGATGTTCAGCTCGATACGTTTGGCGCGCACGCCGCCGTCCATGGCGGAGGCGGACAGCCAGCGGCCGTCGGGCATGACCAGTTCGCAGTGGCTGTAGATGGAGCCCGTCCATAGGCGAATGAGGCGGTTGAACAGGGTGCCTTTGCCTTTGTAGAGGGCGAGGTAGATCAGTCCCATAGGTTGACCACTTGGCGTTGGGCGGCTTGGGTCGCAGCCGCGGGCATGGTGATGAGGGTGCCGTTGGGCAGCACGGGGCCGAGGTCGGCCAAGCCGGGGTTGGCTTCGAGCACCTGCTCGACCACGCCAGCGGTGCGGCCGTAGTAGCGCCAGCAGATGGCGTCGACGGTGTCGCCTTGGTGGGCGCGCAGGGTGGCCATTACAGCGACTCCACGGTGGCGTGGCTGATGCCGAGGATGGTGCGCAGGGCTTTGCGAGCGTCGCGGCGCAGCTGGTCGGGGCTGCTTTCTTCTTCGGTGGCACGTTGTTCGCCGCTGTTGGTGGCGTCGAAGCCCTGGTAGCGCTCGATCAGTTCGGCGGCGGTGTTGCAGTAGATGACGCGCCGGTAGAGGTGCACCAGGACGCTTTCGTCTTTGAGTTGTTCAGCCGGGACGGCGGCCAGGGTGCTGTGGCCTTCGGCCATACGGGCGGCGCGGTAGGTGCCCAGCTCGCGGTTGGCTTCGATGATGGCGTTGAAGGTGGCGACCTCCAGGCGGGCATCGGTGACGGCAGAGGTGAGGCGCATGGCGGCGCGCAGGTGGGTGCCGTCCAGGTCAGGCCAAAACCCGCCTTGGGTGATGGGGTGGGCTGTGCTGGTTGCGCCGTTGGCGATGAATCCGCTCATGCTGCCGCTCTGAATAAGTCGGCGGTGGTCGGGGCTGCTCAGTGCGGGAAGGAGTCACCCGGCTGAGCATCCCCGAGCCGCCGGGGTGCGTGGGGACGCTCGGTTAGCTGGCCGGGGTTGCCTGGTTATCTTCGGCTGCAGGAGTTGCCGGGGTTGCCGGGTTCTCTTGTGGCCCCTGATCACCGGTGTTTACCAATGGCACAGCGTATTTCTTGAGGAGGCGGTCTACGCGCTCCAGATCTTTTCTGCCACCGCAGCTGCTGTTGAGGTCGATGGCTTTGCTGAGGTGCGCTTGGGCGGCCTGCAGGTGGACGTGGTCCAGCTCGGCGGGCGCTTCGGCATCTACCAGGGCGAAGTAGCCTTTGCCCAGGGCGAGGTGCAGCTTGGCGCGGACTTCGTCGGGCATGTCTTGCTCGGCGGTGACTTGTGCAGTGCGCTCCAGGATGTCTAGGGCGAAGCTGTTGCCAGCCTTTTGCGCTTTGAGGGCGGCCTCGGCGATTTCCTCGGCGACGAGGGTGCCGGTGGTGCGCTCAAAGCGGTCGGGCATTTTCATGTTGTGGCGGATGACGTAGTCGGCAATTTCCAGCGCGCCGGGGTAGTCGGCGGCATCGATGCGCCACAGCATGATGGTGGTGAGGATTTCGTCCTGGGCTCCGTTGCCGGATTCCAGAACGCCTTGCACGTAGGGTTGGTATTCGGGCAGCAGCACGCTTTTGAGCTCGGCCTTGCCCTGGTTGGATTGCACCTGCTTGAGGCGCGCACGGTGCTGGGCCAGTTGGGCCAGTTGCAGCTCGTAGCTGTTGGCACCGGCCATGGTGGCGGACGGTGCAACGGCTGCGGCCTCCAGGGCTGCGCGTTTGCGCAGCTGGGTGCGTTGGGCAAGGGTCAGGCTCATGGCTTAGGCCCCGGTTGGCGCTGGGTAGGTCATGGCCTCGATGTTCTCCACCAGGGCGACTGCGCCGAAGTCTTCAACGACATAGGCGTCGTTGCTGGACTGGTAGTCGGCAATGCGGTCGAACTCCGGTTCGTCCTTGATGTGGCGGCGGCGTGCGCCTTCTTGCCAGTAGATGGAGAGGTTTTTCAGGAAGGTGACCAGCACGGTGCCTTCGGGGAAGAACGGGGCATCGATCACCGGCAGACCACCCAAGCGGGCGCGGCTGACGATTTCCTGGGCGGCGTTTTCTTCCTGGTTGGAAGCTGCGCCTTTTTCCACGGCCTTGAGCAGTTTTTCATGCATCAGGTCGCGGCTGACCATGACGACCAGATCCGGACGGGAACGGTGCCACGGGTCGAGCATCTGGATGGCGTCGAAGACCAGGCCGTCGAGGGTTTGGTAGTCGCCGCTGATTTCAGTCGGTACACCGGCCACGGTGATGGTTTTGGCCGCGCCTACAGTGACCTTGCCCGCTACGGTGCCTTCGTCGATGACTTGAGCCGGTGCTTTGACGCGGATTTTTTGCAGCCAGCCGATGTTGACGTCTTGCAGCAACGGGTTGGCGGCGCGGTCGGTGCTGGCTGCGGCGCTCACGCCGTTGAAGCCGATCATGATGCGGTCGAGGGCTTGGCGCTCAAGGATGGCGTTGGTGAGCATCACCTGGAAGTTTGGGAACTTGGCCCAGGCATCCAGCAGGTTGTACGGGAAGCAGGTGTCGAAGTTGGTCTGCTTGCAGGTGTAGTTGTCTTTGGTCAGCTGGGTGACGTTGGCCGGGTTGCGACGCGCACCGCCTGCGGTGTTGGTGCGGCCCGCCACGGGACCGTTGACGCCAGCGAGCAGCGGTTCGCCTTCCTGGTCGTTGACGCCAATCATGTTGATGGCTTGCAGGAATGCGCTGGATTCCTGCATGGCGCTTTCGAGGGTTTGTTGCACGCTGGGCGCGACGTTGAATTTTTCGGCGGCATTGCCCACGCCGTTGACCAGAGCAATTTGCGCGGCTAGGGCGGTGAATACGAGTCGGGTTGCGTTACGCATGGGGTGTTCTCCGGGTGTGCGGGCTGGTTTGGGTCAGAACTGGGTCAGCACTTTGCCGTCGCCGCCGGTAGCAGCTGGGCGCAGGGGCTGGCTGTGGTTAGCGGTTTGACCGAGTTGGGTTTTGAGCGTGGTCAGCTCGTTTTCCAGGGCAGTGAACTGCTGCTGGAGCGCGGCAAAGGCGGTGGCCGATGCGTCGGCTTTTTCGGCCTGTTGGGTGGCGAGCGTGACCAGGCTGTCCAGGGCTTCAGCCATTTCGGAGAAGGTGGTGGCGTCCTTGCCTTCTTTGTCCTTGCTCTGCTTGAAGAACTCATCGAGCTTGGCCTTGATGCCTGCAAACACGCTGGGCTGGTCGGTGACTTCTTCGAATTCGAGTTGGGCTTCCTCGGCGGCGGTGAACAGGTTGTCTTTGTCCTGTTTGCGGTTGGCCAGGGTGCCGTGGGTGGCGCTGAATGTGAGGGCCTCGGTGCCAAGGCTGGCGGGGCTGTCGGTGATGGCCAAGCCGACCAGGTAGGCTTTGCCGGTGTCGGCAAACTTGGGCTGCACTTCGATGGAGGTGTAGATCTTCTGCCCGGCTTTGTTGAGGGCGAGCAGGGATTCTGTCGGCTCAATTTGGGCATACAGGGCGAGCTTCTTCTCGCCGTTGATTTCCACTTCTTCGGCTTTCAGGGCGAGCACGTCGCCGTAGGCACCAAACTCACCACCCGGCCACATGGTGCGGTAGTGCTCGCAGTTGAGGCGCGCGCCGTAGGTGGCGGGGTTGTATTGCGCGGCCATTTGCTCAATCCAGGCGCGGTCGATGTTGCGGCTGTCGGTGGTCGCGCCTTCTACGGCGATGCGGGTCCATTTGGAGCGGTATTTCTTGGCCTGGTTGGCTGTGGCTGGCATTGGGTCTGTCCTCGATGCGGTGGCGGTGCCATTGCGTTGAGGGCATGGTCGGCACCGCGCGCATGGGCGGCAACGCGGCGGTGTTGTTAGGCGGGGGCTGACAATGCGGGGGGCGGGTAGCCTTCGCGCGTGCGCGGCAGCATCTGCGCCATGAATGCCATCGTTGAGTTACCCACTGACCACCGCCGCCATGCCAAACACTTGTATTGGCAGGGCTACCGCGTGTGCGAGATCGCCGAGCTAATTGGGGAGAAGGAAAAAACCCTGCACAGCTGGAAAGCCCGCGATGAGTGGGACCGGGCCACGCCGCTGGAGCGGGTGCAGGCGGCGACCGAGGCGCGGTTGGTGCAACTGCTGCTGAAAGATCCGAAGACCGGGACGGACTTCAAGGAGATCGATCTGCTGGGCCGGCAATTGGAACGCCAGGCGCGCATTGCGCGGTACCAGGACGGCGGCACCGAGGCGGATTTAAACCCGGAGATAACCAAGCGCAACGCTGGGGAGAAGCGTAAGCCGAAACGCAATGAAATTGGAGAGGAGCACCTCGAGAAGCTGACCGAGGCGTTTCTAGATGGGTGCTTCGATTATCAAAAAGACTGGTACCGGGCAGGCACTCAGCGCACGCGGGCCATTCTCAAGTCGCGCCAGATCGGGGCCACGTATTACTTCGCCCGCGAGGCGTTGATTGATGCGCTGACGACGGGGCGCAATCAGATCTTCCTCAGTGCGTCGAAAAATCAGGCGCACATTTTCAAGGCGTACATCCAGGCCTTCGCACGCGAGGTGGTGGACGTTGAGTTGACGGGGGATCCGATCATTCTGCCCAACGGTGCCGAGCTGCACTTTTTGGGTACCAACGCGCGCACGGCGCAGGGGTACCACGGCAACTTTTACTTCGATGAGTTCTTCTGGACGTTCAAGTTTAACGAGTTGAACAAGGTGGCCAGCGGCATGGCCATGCAGAAGCAGTACCGCCGCACGTACTTTTCAACGCCCAGTTCGATGGCGCATGAGGCGTACACCTTCTGGACGGGTGAGCGCTTCAACAAGGGCAAGCCGAGCGCGCAGCACATCAAGTTGGATGTGAGCCACGGCGCACTGCAGCAGGGCCGGTTGTGCGAGGACCGGTTGTGGCGGCAGATCGTCACCATTCTGGATGCCGAGGCGGGCGGCTGCGATCTGTTCGATATCGATGAGCTGCGCCTTGAGTACGCGGCCGAGGCCTTCCAAAACCTGTTGATGTGCGAGTTCGTCGACGACGGGGCGAGCATCTTCCCGCTGAACATGCTGCAGCCGTGCATGGTGGACAGTTGGGTTGAGTGGTCTGAGGACTACAAGCCATTGGCTCAGCGGCCCTTTGCTGATCGGGCGGTGTGGGTGGGCTATGACCCCGCCGAGACGGGCGACTCAGCCGGTTTGATTGTGGTGGCTCCGCCGCTGGTGCCGGGCGGGAAGTTCCGCGTGCTGGAGCGGCATCAGTTCCGGGGGATGGATTACGAGGCGCAGGCCGAGACGATCCGCCAGGTGACGATGCGCTATTGGGTGACCTACATCGGCATCGATGTGACGGGCATGGGCAGCGGCGTGGCGCAGCTGGTGCGGCAATTCTTCCCCGGCCTCAAGACGTTCAGCTATTCGCCGGAGGTGAAGACGCGCCTGGTGCTCAAGGCGTGGTCGGTGATCAGCAACGGGCGGCTGGAGTTTGACGCGGGCTGGACGGACTTGGCGTCGTCGCTGATGGCCATCCGCAAAACCGTGACCGCGAGCGGGCGGCAGTTCACGTACACCGCCGGGCGCAATGACAACACGGGCCATGCCGATTTGGCGTGGGCCTTATTCCATGCACTGCACAACGAGCCATTGGAGGGCCAAACGTCCTCCAATACGGCCATTATGGAGATCTACTGATGAGTAAGCGTCGCAATCGCGGCCAGCAAGTGGCCACCCAAACGCCGCCCGTTGAGGGTGAGGTGCTGAGTGCGGCGCAAGGCCATGCCGAGGCCTTCACCTTTGGCGACCCCACGCCGGTGCTGGATGGCCGGGAGATCCTCGATTACCTGGAATGCTGGAGTAATGGCCGCTGGTTTGAGCCGCCGATATCGCTGGAGGGGTTGGCGAAGTCGACCAAGGCCAGCGTGTACCTGCAGAGTGGTTTGACCTTCAAGCGCAACATGCTGGAGCGGCATTTCATCCCGCATAAGCTGTTGGGGCGGGCGGCCTTCGGGCAACTGGCGCTGGACTGGGTGACGTTCGGCCAGGCGTATGTGGAGCGGCGCGAGAACATGCTGGGCCAGCCGCTGGCCTTGCTGCCGTGCTTGGCGAAGTACATGCGGCGCGGGGAGGATCTGCAGACCTATTACCAGGTGCGCGGGTTCAAGGATGAGCACGTCTTCAAGGCGGGCAGCGTGTGCCACCTGCGCGAGGCGGATATCAACCAGGAGGTGTATGGCCTGCCGGAATGGTTGGCGGCGCTGCAAAGCGCGCTGCTGAATGAGTCGGCCACGTTGTTCCGCCGTAAGTATTACAACAACGGCTCACACGCGGGGTTCATCTTGTACATGACGGACGCGGCGCAAAATGAGGACTTCGTCGGCGATCTGCGCAACGCGATGAAGAACAGCAAAGGCCCCGGTAATTTCCGCAACCTGTTCATGTACGCACCAGGCGGGAAGAAGGACGGCATCCAGCTAATCCCGATCAGTGAGGTGGCGGCCAAGGATGACTTCGCCGCCATCAAGAACATCAGCCGCGACGACCTGCTCGCGGCGCTGCGCATTCCACCTCAACTGCTGGGCATCGTCCCGCAAAACGCGGGCGGCTTCGGCAGCCTGCGCGAGGCCTCTGAGGTGTGGGCAATGAATGAACTTGAACCGATGCAAGCCCGGCTCGCCCATCTGAATGACTGGGTGGGGGAGGAGGTGATCACGTTCAAGCCATTTGAGTTGCCAGCCAAAGCCTGACCCCAGCCGCACCACCCAAGCCGCCCATGAGGCGGCTTTTTTGTGCCTGCGCGGGTGAAGATTTTCCGCTTCAACAACAAAAATGGCCCCAGCAAACACTAACATTTGAGTGCCTTAAAGGCCAGCAAAAGCGGGCGCGAGGCCAGTATTTACGGGGCTTTCAGCACGTCAGGCGACGGGTGGCGAGTGGCAGTTCAGGTGGCAGGCAGCAGAGGGTTCCCGGCAGGGGGTGGGGGGTAGCAGCACCCGGCGCGCGCAGTCTTCCCCACTCCACGCCTGCGGGCTAAAGGGGGCACTTTTTCTTCACCCCTGCGGAGGTGTCCAGGCGGCCCAGTGCTTACGCTGGCGCGGTGTTTTCGATGCGGGCAATACCTGCGATTCCCTGCGGCTAGCGTGCAATCTAGGGCCACTCAAAGGCCTCTGCTGAGGCGCTTGTTTCAGGTTCGGTGTCTTTCGGAGGTAATTTTAGTAATGAGCAGCCATAACGCAGGCTCAAGGCCCCGGATTTGCTGGGTTTGCTCGATTACCTTGGCGGGTAATTTAAGGTAAGGGTAAAGGTAATTTTTCTGTAAGTGCTTGATTCTAAAGGGCTGCGTGTTTCTCTTGTCTAACCAGTGTTTGGGGTAATCTCATTACCTGCTAATTACCTTTTTATTACCTTTGCAAATATCGTCTAAGGTCTTGTTTCTAAAGGGATTTACCTACCATAAAACAGTAAATTACCTTTATTACCTCGTTTTGATGGCTCAACATAAAACGTGTAGACTGCGCCGCGCGGTGGTGATCAGTGGCGCACTCTCCAGAAAGCTGGGAACACACTGGGAACAAACCCGCACGATGTAAGATAGGGATTTAGTTGATTCCATTGGCTCACAGACGTGCGCAAGCGTTGCTTCATGAGTTCGAATCTCACCGCTTCCGCCATTTTTGTTCTAGTCGTCAGTTCCAGGCTCTTGCGTTCTGACGGTTATGCGCCAAGCTGGAGATTCATGAAATCTCCGGCCTCTCAACCCAACCAGCCGCTCTTGGCGTCTGATGCATACCGGGGTGACGTTTGATCAGGGTGCTAGTTGTTGATGATCATGACCTGGTACGCACCGGTATCACCCGCATGCTGGCTGATATCGACGGCTTGCATGTAGTCGGTGAAGCCGAATCCGGCGAAGAATCCCTGAAAAAAGTCCGCGAGCTAAAGCCCGATGTTGTCCTCATGGACATCAAAATGCCGGGTATTGGCGGCCTCGAAGCCACTCGTAAACTGATTCGCAGCCACCCTGATCTTAAAGTTGTTGCTGTGACTGTCTGCGAAGATGACCCGTTTCCCACACGCCTGCTGCAGGCCGGGGCCGCCGGTTATCTGACCAAGGGCGCCGCGCTGGAAGAAATGATTCAAGCGATTCGCATGGTGTTCAGCGGCCAGCGCTATATCAGCCCGCAGATTGCCCAGCAGCTGGCCCTTAAGTCGTTTCAGCCGCAGAGCAGCAATTCGCCTTTCGATCTGCTGTCCGAGCGTGAGATCCAGATCGCGCTGATGATCGCAGGCTGCCAGAAGGTTCAGGCCATTTCTGACAAGCTTTGCCTGTCGCCGAAAACCGTAAATACCTATCGCTATCGCATTTTCGAAAAGCTGTCGATCACCAGCGATGTCGAGCTCGCCCTGCTGGCCGTGCGCCACGGCATGATTGATGCCAGTAGCTGACGACAGTCGCGCCATCTTCGATTCCAGCGCATTTCTCTCCACCTGCAGCGGTCGCCCTGGCGTGTACCGCATGTTCGATGTGGACGCCAAGCTGCTTTATGTCGGTAAAGCCAAAAACCTGAAAAAGCGTCTGGCCAGCTATTTCCGCCAAAGCGGGTTAGCGCCAAAGACCGCCGCACTGGTGGGGCGAATCGCACAGATCGAAACCACCATCACCGCCAATGAGACCGAAGCGCTTCTGCTTGAGCAGACGCTAATCAAAGAATGGCGGCCGCCTTACAACATTTTGCTGCGCGACGATAAGTCCTACCCCTACGTGTTTCTCTCAGATGGCGACTTCCCGCGCCTGAGCATTCACCGTGGGGCGAAAAAGCAGAAGGGTCGTTACTTCGGCCCTTATCCCAGTGCCGGAGCTATTCGCGAGAGTCTCAACCTGCTGCAGAAGACTTTTTTGGTGCGCCAGTGTGAAGACAGCTTCTACAAGAACCGTACGCGGCCCTGCCTGCAGTACCAGATCAAACGCTGCAAGGGGCCCTGTGTCAGCCTGGTAGAGCCCGTCGAATATGCTGACGACGTGCGTCACTCGGTGATGTTTCTTGAAGGGCGCAGCAATGCCCTGACCGATGAGCTGTCCAGCGCCATGCAATCTGCCGCCATGGCCCTCGATTTCGAGCGGGCGGCCGGTTTGCGCGACCAGATATCGTTGCTGCGTCGGGTACAGGATCAGCAGAGCATGGAAGGCGGCACTGGTGATGTGGACGTGGTCGCTGCGATGGTCAACCCGGGCGGGGCGTGCGTGCATTTGATCAGCGTGCGCGGTGGTCGAGTGCTTGGCAGCAAAAACTTTTTTCCGCAGGTGGCGATCGAGGAGGATGTCAGTGGGGTATTGCTGGCCTTTCTCGCGCAGTATTACCTCAGCAGCCAGGAGCGCGATCTGCCGAGCGAACTGATCGTCAATGCGCAGCACGAAGATTTCCCAACGTTGATCGCCGCCATCAATGAGCTGCGCGGCCGCGAACTGAGCATCAGCTACCGTGTGCGGGGTACTCGCGCTCGCTGGCAGCAGCTTGCCGTGACCAATGCTGAGCAGGCCCTGGCGGCACGCCTGGCTAATCGACAGCACATTGCTGCGCGCTTTGATGCCCTAGCCCAGGCGCTGGATATGGAAGAAGTGCCGCAGCGCCTCGAATGTTTCGATATCAGCCATTCTAGTGGCGAGGCTACGGTTGCCTCCTGCGTAGTATTCGGCCCGGAAGGTCCGTTGAAGTCGGATTACCGTCGTTACAACATCGAGGGCGTAACCCCGGGTGATGACTACGCCGCCATGCATCAAGCACTGACCCGGCGCTTCAGCAAAATAAAAGATGGCGAGGGCAAACTGCCGGACATTCTTTTGGTAGACGGTGGTAAAGGCCAGTTGGCCATGGCGCGCGAGGTGCTTGAGGAGCTGGCGGTGCCTGATCTGATTCTGCTCGGCGTAGCCAAGGGGGCTACCCGCAAGCCCGGGTTGGAAACCCTGTACTTAAATGATGCCGCTCATGAGTTCACCCTGCCTGGTAATTCACCAGCATTGCATCTGATTCAGCAGATCCGCGATGAGTCGCACCGCTTTGCCATTACCGGGCACCGCGCCCGTCGTGGCAAAACCCGCCGTACCTCAACCCTTGAAGAGGTTGCCGGCGTAGGGCCCAAGCGTCGGCGTGAGCTGCTCAACCACTTTGGTGGGTTGCAGGAATTATCCCGTGCGAGCATCGAAGAAATCGGCAAAGCGCCTGGTATCAGTAAAAAACTCGCCGAGTTGATTTATGCAGCCCTGCACAGTGAGTAGAATGCACNCTCTTTTTACCGCCAAGTTGTGTCGATGAATATCCCCAACCTGCTTACCGTGCTTCGTGTATTGCTGATACCGGTATTTATTCTACTTTTTTACCTTCCCTTCAGCTGGAGCTATTGGGCCGCCAGCGCAGTGTTTTCGGTGGCGGCAGCTACTGATTGGCTGGATGGTTATCTGGCTCGGCGCTGGGAGCAGAGCACACCTTTTGGCGCCTTTCTTGATCCGGTAGCCGACAAGCTAATGGTGGCGGTCGCTCTGGTATTGCTGGTGGATGAACATTCGAGTCTGTGGCTGACGCTGCCAGCAGCCATCATCATTGGTCGTGAGATCGTTGTTTCGGCGTTGCGTGAGTGGATGGCAGAGCTAGGTGCTCGTGCGCATGTAGCTGTATCAAGGCTGGCCAAATGGAAAACCGCCGCACAGATGGTTGCTCTGGTTATTTTACTGGCTAATCCACCGGCTCTAACCGCCTGGGTTTTACTCGGTTATGCGCTGTTGATCCTTGCCGCCGTACTTACTCTGTGGTCGATGGTGCAGTACCTGCTTGCCGCATGGCCGCACCTGCAAATCACTTCGGAAAAGAAATAAGCTTTTTTGAATCAAGGGGTTGACGGGCCGATCTGAAGCTATAGAATGGCGGCCGTCAGCACGACAAGCGGGAATAGCTCAGTTGGTAGAGCACGACCTTGCCAAGGTCGGGGTCGCGAGTTCGAGTCTCGTTTCCCGCTC